ACACGGTCGCGAACAGATGGCGGAAAATAGACATCATCATCATCCATCATACAAATATAATCATACATTGCAGATTCAACACCTAAATTACGCTTTTCACCAATAGTCATAGGTTTATCACATCTAATATATTTTACGTTAGGAATACCAATAAGAGTATCTTCAATTGAATCTTCACCATCATCAATAATAATCCATTCTAATTTATCTTCAGGATAAGATTGAATTAAATAACAATAATTTGCTAAAGGCATAAATTCTCTACGATCTTTAGTTAATGTAACAATAGAAATATCAGGTAAATCTTCTTCTTTAGGAAGAGTATTTTTCAAAATATATTCATTAGAAATAAATTTTGAAGGTATAAAATCATTCATAAAATTTACAAATTTAGAATGAACTTCTTCATATTTATTTCTTGATAATTCTGAAGCTAATTTTTTAGATTTAAATTCTCTTGAAACATATTCTTTCAAATTTTGTATAATAGAAATTACAGATGTATCACAAATAGTTCCAAGACGATCAGGTAAGTTTATAGAATTACTAATATTTACTCTTAAAGTTGAATCACAAGCTAATTCTTGAAATGGTTGAATATTAGATAAAAGTAGATTACATCCTGAACTCATGGCTTCATTTACTGCATGACCAAATCCTTCTGCTGCTGATAAACATATTGCTAATCCACATTCATTTAATAAATCATCATATTCTTTATCAGAAAGATGTTTAGAAATTAAAGTAATTTTATCATTTAAGGATTCAGGACAAAAAAGAGTAACATATTCTGGATTATAAGGGACATAAAGTTCAGGAAGTTTTTTATATAATATAGAATCTTTTTCTTTAATTTCTTGATAAGCTTTAAAAAGTTGTTTAGGATTTCTAAATATATTTTTACCTACAAGAACAATAGCTTTAGAATAATTTTTCTTTTCAGAAAGAGATTTTGCTATACTAGACCAACAAATATTATAAACTTTAGTTGATGTTCCTTCACAAAGCATTTTAAAGATAGTAGTAGCTTCAGAAGTTTTTGTCCAAATTTCATCCATTAATTTGCAATAAGGTATCCATGTTTTATAAGTCCATTCTGGGTTAGGAATCCATATATTTCTTTGAGCATAAGAAATTAATGAAGGATTCATAACTTCAATAAAAATATTTAATTCTGCTTCTTGACATTGTGGATATTGATGAGGAACTTTAAAGAAATGAACTTTATCTCCATAAATATTAGTAAATATTCCTCTTAATAAAAGAGCATCTTGTGATAATCCTGTATTAGGAGTAAAATTTCCAATTAAATTAATACGCATTTAAATTATAAAATACATATTAGAACTAAATAGAAAATAAGTTAATGTATGATTCTTCGAGTTAATCTACCTTTGAATGATTTTCTTAATGTTTTAGGTTTAGATTTAAGATAATAAATATATTTTTTCCATTCATAATTATCACGAGAAATACAACTATTATGAAAAACTACTGGTCTATCATTCCACCATTTAACATTTTTATCTTCAGTCCATCTCCAAAATTCTATAGGTTCAATTAATTCTTTTATATTTTCTAAATCAATTTGTTGTACAAGTTTAAATAATTCTTGTTTTTGTTCCATAGATTCAAATCCATAAAATGAAGAAAATAAATTTTTTTTATATTCAAGATCATTAATTTCAAATTCTTTAGCATTCCATCCAACTTTAGATATAGGACGGAATGAATCCCATGTAGGTTCTAAAACATATAATTTTCCTGCACGTTTTCCATAAATTCTTCCATGAAATTCTTTTAAATCCATTACTTAAAAATTATTTTTAATTCTACTTAAAAAAACGACTTAAGTTCATTTACATTTGAACCATAAAATTTTACATTTGTAGGATTTGCAATAGGGGCTGCAAATTCTTGTAAATCCTTTAAATAAAATAAATGAAAATCTAATTCTGAATATATTTTTGCTGATGCAAATCCAATAACTCTACGATTTAAATCTTCTAAATCTTCTGCAATTGTTGCAGGATTATTTTTAGCATAAGTTAAATAATAAGATCTCATAATTATTTTTAAATCGGTATCACTTTGTCTATCAATTCTATGTTTTGATCCTGACATTAAGAAAACTTGTTCTTGAATTGCATCTTGAATTTTATTTAAATTTTCATCTGAAAAATATGGTTGATTTAGAGGAGTTTTTACATGTAAATTTCCAACTAAATCTCTTTGATTTGTATCTCCAAATAAGGATGGAGCATCAGAAAAAGGCATACCACCATTACGAGAACGAAATCCTGAAGTATCATCCATAATATTAGGTATACGACCACCATGTTGAGGAGGAGGATATTGCTGGGATGTTGATGTCATATTATATCTGTTTTCTACAGATGGATCTTGTATTTTTTCAAGAACAGACTTCTCCATTATTATTTTACAATAACATTTTAACTTCGCATAGATTCATATAAACCTGAATTTAGAACTTCAGTTAATTCTAATGTAAATGAAAAATCTAATCCATTTAGATCAATATCTTGATCATATGGATCAGAAATACGAACAGGAATACTAATAATATTTGTTGGCTGTCTTAAGAAATATTCTTTAGTTAATGTATTTTGACCATTATCATAAACAATAGCAAATTTAGGTTGATCAATAACAACTTTTGCAAATGAAAATAATTGTGTTCTATCAGGTGTTTGTTGCTCTATAACTTTCCAATCAGGATCTAAAGTTAAGAAAATATAATTTGTATCAAGAGTATTTATAACTGCCTCAGCATAATAACTTCGCCCATTATAATCAGGATTTGTTATTGGTGTATAAAATAATTGTCTAAATCCTAAATTATAACCTAATCCAAAATCTGATACTCTATTATTATTTAATCCAACTCTCCAATTAATATCAAATGGTTGAGAAATTCCACCAACTATTAAATCACTTATAAAAATTTTACCTTGTCCAGGATTATCATTAACATAATTAACTGTTATTAATGGAGAAATAATAGTAGGTGAAGCAAGTGCATTTTGAATAGCTAGCTGAACTTGATATACTAATGATGTTATTGATGTATTATCTCCCGAATCCCAATTTCCATCAGGAATAGTAATTAAATAAGTATTAGAACTTCCAGATGGATAAATTAATTCAAAACTTGTATTTCCTCTTGCTAAAGAAAATGTATAGAATGAATTAGGTATTTCTATACTTGATAATCTTACAGAAATAACATTTTTAATAGGTTCTTTTAATCTAAATAAAAAATCAGTTGAACTTGTATTATTATTATATAAACTTATTTCATCTAGTGCTATATCAGCAAATTTTGAAATACTATTTGCAAATCCATCACGATATCTTGAATCAATATTAATTAATCTTTTTTGTGTTTGTCTAGTATATTGAACACTTGTATTATGTTTATCTGAATCACTATGCGGTTTAGTTAATGTAGAAAGATCATGTCTTGGAATAAATTTTTGAAATTCTTCTTGATTTTCTAATTCTACATGTTCATTCTTTTCATGAGGTTCCACATCATTTTCATATTCTTGTGGTACTACAAGAGCCGTTTTACCAGTTTCTTCATAATGATCTGCTAAAACTTGATGATAAGTAAGATGTTCCATTACTAATATCTTCGTAAAATGTTAAAATGCCCTCACAAGTAAATTCATATTCTTTATGGCTAGCAGCACAACAAAATCCAATATGTCCAACACCAGGTCCTACAGGACCTACAGGTACTAGTGGAGCTACTGGGACTACTGGTGCCACAGGCCCTGCAGGACAAAACGGTTTAACAACAGGATTAATTTATTATTTTTATACTGAACAACCTGGTTCTACATATTCTCCACAACCTAATGTTAATAATTATGGACCAGCAGGATTTAGTATGCTAACTATTCCAGGTGTTGGTCCTGGAAATAACCCTAATCCTATATATAATGCTTTTAATGGATATTTAGCATTTATGAATCAAGGAGGTTATACTGCTAATGGAGGAGGAACAACAACTCCTGCACATTTATGTACATTTAATCTTCCATTAACTGGAAAATTTACTATTCCTGCTGGTAGTTGGGTATTTAGTAATAATATTTATTCTTATACTACTGTTACTCCTTCAACAACTATTCCATTTAATATGTATATAACAATTAGTCTTTATACAGTAGCAACATCAACAAAAACATTAATTGGTGGAGATTTAAAAAGAATATATTCAATAAATAATCCTTTAACAACAGATGATACACCTTATATAAATAATGTAGTTATATCACAAACTTATACTGTAAATAATCCTTTATTAGATTATTTAATTATTGAATTTTATGTTCAAGAGAATTATACTTTTTCATCAGGACAACTTATTGAATTTTGGTCAGAAGGAGATTCAGTTAGTCAAGTAGTAACAACATTTTCACCTCAATCAGGACCTACAGGAGCACAAGGTCCAACTGGAGGACAAGGTAATACAGGAGCACAAGGTCCAACTGGTTCTCCTGGAACAAATGGTGTTACAGGACCTACAGGATCACAAGGACAAAAAGGGGATACAGGGGCATCTGCAAGTATTGCAGGAACATCACAAAGATTAGCATGGTTTTCATCAACAAATAATTTAACAAGTGGACCAGGATTATTTTCAATTGATGGAAATACTCTTTTTCTTACAAATGGAAATTTAATAGTTAATGGAGATGCTAGCAATAATCCATATTTAAGTGTAAATGGTAATATAATTTGGGGTTCAAATACTTCAACATTTACTACTTATAGAAGATATCAAGAACTTGTAACTGGTGACATTTTTCAATTTAATCAATTAATAGTTCCAAATCTTGTTCCAGGAATTTATAAAGTATATTGTTATAGAACAAATAATCCTAGTACTGGATGGGCTTCATGTGAAATAGCAGTTGATACAAATACAAATTTACCAAATACTAGTAGATATAATATATTTAATTATGCACAAGCATCATTTTCAACTACTGGTAATTTTCAAGTAACTAATCAAGATACAGGTGGAGGTAGTATTTTTGCAATAAGATTTACATTATCAAGTGAAGCTCCTCTAACTTGGAATGGATGTATTCAAAGAATTATTTAAAATTTCAAATTATTTAAATCATCTAACCACATTTTTGAAGGAGTAGTAGATTCTAAAATCTTAATTTTTTCACGAAGATCAACTAAATCTTTTTCATGTTTTTGTGCATTTTTCAAAGTTAATGAACGAATAGGTAAATCGAATAAATAATCAAATGAATCAGAAATTTTCAAGAATTTTTCTTTTGAAAGAAGGTCAGAGCATTCTTCCAAAGTGCGACGACGAAGGTCAGGTAAAGGTTCTTTTAATGATTGTTGAGTAATAAACCGAACAATATTTTCATGATAAGGTAATTTTTCTTTTAGAGATTTTAAGATATATTGAAGACGTTTAGAATATAGATCTAGACGAACATAAACATATTCTGATAAAATTTCATTTGGAGATGAATATTTCTGAATGCAATTTTCTGAATTAAATAGATGCATATTTGATAGACGAATTTTGTCTTGCAAAACTTTTTCAATTGCAGGAACACCACCATCACCTAATTTCAATTTAATAAGAATATCGGTATCAGTTGAAGTATCTGAATAATCTTTAATAGTTCCATCAACTAAGAATTTTTCTAGAATCTCACGGAAATCTGAAATCCATGTACCAATAGGAAGTTCAGTAATTTCTACTTGATCTTTTGTAATTTTCCATGAACCTTCAACAAGATAATCTGATTTATCTAATTTAGAAATTTTACCTTTAAAACCACGAGTCCATGGAACAAGTTCTTCTTCCAAACCTTTACCAGTTTCAATCCATTTAATAATCATAGATTTTAGTTGAGAAGGATTAAATGATGGAATAAAAGTTGAATATCCAGTACCAATACCTCTTGAACCATTTACTAAAATCATAGGAAGAATAGGTGCATACCAATTAGGTTCAACTAATAATCCATCATCATCACGATATTCCAAAACATCAAAATCATCACGAGGAACAAGATTATGAACTTGAGGTTGTAAATAAGTATGAATATAACGAGGTGAAGCAGAATCTTTACCACCTTCTAATCTAGTACCAAATTGCCCTTGAGGAACTAACCATGGAATATTATTTGAACCAACAAAATCTTGAGCCATACCAATAATAGCATCATTTAATGAAGCTTCTCCATGATGATATCCAGAATGTTCAGAAACATAACCTGCAAGTTGAGCAACACGAATTTCATTACGCAAATTTCGTTTAAAGCATGAAAACAGAATTTTACGTTGTGATGTTTTCAAACCATCCATAATAGAAGGAATTGATCTTTCCAAATTATAATTTGAAAAGTGAATTAGATCTTTATTAACAAAATCTTCATAAGAAACTTTTTCTCCAGGACCAGCAAGAATAATTTCAGAACGAGAATAA